TCGTTTTTGTCATTTTTACTCGCTAACCCCCGACTACGTGCTGGCCATGCCGGCACGGATGTTCTTCACGATGGAGCGTCAGATCGTTCGGATCATGGCGGAGGGGGACTTGAGAGCCCTGGCAGTCGGCGCCTCGTCAGTGAGCGGGGAGACGGCTCAGAGAGTTCATCAGGTGCTTATCGCTGAACAAGGAGAAGTGTACGTCCTAGCTCGTTCCTCGCTGGTCGCAGCAGAGGAAGGGGCTATCGACAAGCTCAAGGCTTTGTTTTAGCGGAGGACTGATGTCTGTAGCCGGAGATGTAAGGGTCGGCCTCGTTCTTGAAGGGGCCGACGAGTTCAAGGTTCAGGTGGTTCGCGCCGCGGACTCCCTGGACCGCATTGCCAACAAGATGGATGACTATGCTCGCTCGACCGAGAAGGCCAGACGAGCAAACTCCATTGTTTCCACCAGTATTCGGGAAATGGCTCTCAACATGGAGCTGGCCCGACTCACCATTGCCAACCTGTCCGCTGGGTTGACCGCCCTGCCCCGAGCTCTGCTCGAACAGGCCTCCTTTTTCGACAAGACAACCCTGCTCCTAGCTGGCCTTAACGTAGAGACCGCCACTTTTGCCGAGGCGCAAAAACAGGCTGCGGTCGAAGTTAAGAACCTGATGAGCGCCGCCGCGTCATCGCCGTACAAGATGAACGCCTTGGTTGACGCCTACACCAAGCTCAAGGCCGCAGATCTGGCCAGCCCCGACGGCTTCCTCGCCGGCCTGATGAACACCGCGGGTAAATTCGGTAAGAGCTCGGAAGAACTGAAGCGGGCCTCCGTTGCCATCCAGCAGATGGCCGGTAAGGGCGTCATCTCGATGGAAGAGCTGCGCCAACAATTCGGCGAAGCGGTCCCCGATGCGATGGGCATGATGGCCCGTGCTGCCAGTGTGTCTATGGGCGATCTGGTCAAGCAGGTCTCCACGGGCACCGTAGAGGCCAAGCAGGCGCTTGAGCTGCTTTCCCGAGAGATGTACCTGTCATCAGCTGGCGCTGCAGTAGAGATGACAAAAACATGGGACGGCGCCCTTAACCGGATTTCCACCTCCCTGACGGAGCTGGCGGTGATCACTGGAGATACCGGCTTCTATGACAACGCCGTTGGCTTGGCCAATGCGTTCAACTCTTTCCTCAAATCCGACGAGGTGGTTGCTGACGCAAACCGGCTTGGCCTGGTGCTTACCGACCTGTCGAACATGATGGCCGCTGTCGCGGCGTTCATCTATGACCACGCGAAAGAGCTGACGATGATCATCGGCGCCATGTTTGGCGCATCCTGGGCAAACAAGATCATCTCCGGGGTCGGCGCACTCACTGAGGCCTACAAGGCCGAGTCGGCTAAGTGGCCTGAATCCACAAGGGTGGTGCAGAACCAAATGCTGGAGCTCCAGCGCGATTTCCAGCGCCGCGGTCTTGCTCTGGAAGCCGACTACCTTGCATCACGCTCAGCAGCACAAGACCGGGCAATCCTGAACGCCATGGACGCGAACAAGCGTCAGTACGACCTCGATCGTGCCGCACTGCAGGAGCGACTCCAGACCTTGCAAGCCGGCCAGTCTCGACTGTCCGCGATGACCAACTCCGTGGCCAACATGTTCGGGGGCTGGACGAACGTGATCGTCGCGGCCATCGGTGTGGCGCTCTACGCCCTTGATGAGTTCTACCTGAAGCAGCGCCGCATTGCCGATCAGGTTATCGAAACCGGTGGTCTCGTCGCCTCATTTGAAGATCTGCAGTACGCCAGCAAGCAGATGGCAGAGGACAAGACACGGCTTCAGGAGCGCAAGCAAGGGCTCGAGGAGTCGAGACAGGCCGTCTCCGCTCTGACAGAGGCTTACAAGCTGACAAATGAGCAGGTTCGGATCCTGAACAGCGGCACAAGTGCCGAAAAAATGGGTCTGGCCCAAAAGCTGGGGCTGAACTCCGTACAGTCCGGCAAGCTCTTCAGCACCTTTGACGATGTGAAGCGGGCGGACTCCGAGATCAAGGCGATGGAGAGCCGGATCAAGAGAGCAAACGAGGCCATCTCTTCCGCCAAGGAGCATGTCAGCGAGACCTTCCGCAACCAGGGATCTGGTGTTGTTGCGAACATCATGGCCGCCCCGCTCCGCCAGGTATCGATGGAGTATGAGAAGGCGGCGAAGAAGGCAGAAGCGGCGGCGAAGCAGGAGTCGGCGAAGTACAAGGACGATGCAAAAGCGGCAAATGATGCCTATCAGAAGGTGCTGACCGAGAAGTTGGCCCCGGCTCGCCAGAAGGCAATCGCCTCGATGAATAGCATCTTCGAGGGTGAGTCGAAGGCCATCGCTGCTCAGATGGAAAAGCTCAAGTCAGAGAAGCCGGCTGATGGCAGTAACGAGAGCCTTGTCCTTGAGAGAGACAAGCAGCTTGCCATTCTGGAAGGCCGCCTTGAGCGCGTGAACAAGGACTGGGACACCTTCAAAGAGGCCATTTCGGTCTCCCATGAGGGGCTGGACAGGCTTGCAAGCCAGATGGCCAAGACAGGTAAGATCGACCCGTCGGTCTCCTACATGCAGTCATCCAAGATCTTCACTGCTGGCAAGCAGGAAGAGATCAAGATGCAGAAGGTAGCCCTCGGATTGCTGGACGAGCAGGCAGTCAAAGGCAAGGAGCTGGCCAAGCTAGAGGCTGCTATCGCGGCCGGCAAGTACAAGTCCCTGAAGAGCGCGACCATCGAGCAGATGAAGATCGACGCCATGGCGAGGGACATGGCCAACACCGAGTTTCAGGAGATCAAGGAAAGGGCTCGCTTGCGCCGGACAACGGTCGATCGCTTGGATGACCTGTCCATCTCTATCTCGAAGAAGATGGGCTCTGCAAAGGGGCGTAGCGACAACCCCCTTCTGGAATGGCAGCGAGCTGCTGAGCAGACCAACGAAGCGATCAAGGAGATCGAGGCGAACCTCAAAAAGGCCTCCGGCGTCCTGCCGGATGACGCGGCAAAGATCGCCGAGATCATGCAAAAGCAGCGTATGGCTGATCAGTACAACATCGCCGCCAAGATGAACGAGTCAATCCGTGAGACCAACGAGGCGATGATGCCGAACATGGCGAGAACAAGAGCGGAATTTGACCGGCAGATCGCCCAGCTGGATGAGCTGCTCGACCTCGAGATGGCAAGACTCAATGCTGCCAAGGCCAGGGGCACCGCCAGCAAAGAAGAGGCTGACCTGATCCAGAAGAACATCGACCTCATCAAGAAGCAGCGTGAGCTGACCGAGCAGCAGAAATCGCAGCAGACAACCATCTATGGCGTATGGAAGCGAAGCCTCGAGGACATGAAGGACGGTATCAACGAGAAGCTCGGGGCGACATTCGAGGGAGTGTTTGACGCATTCGCAGCCGGCATTGTGGAGGGCAAGGACAGCTTCAAAGACATGATGGACTCGCTCACCAAAGACTTGGAAAAGTTCCTGGTCAAGATGGCGATGATGCAGATGTTCGAGTCCACCCTCGGCGGCTTCTTCGGCGGCGGCGGTGGCGGTAAGGGAGGCAAGGGCGGTGGAATTTTTAGCTTCGCCAATGGCGGGATCATGTCTGAGCTCGGCAGCGTCCCCCTGCGCAAGTACGCAAAAGGGGGTGTAGCAACCAGCCCGCAGCTGGCTCTGTTTGGCGAAGGCTCCATGAACGAGGCTTACGTCCCCCTGCCTGACGGCAGAACCATCCCAGTGACGATGACGGGGCCGCAGGCTGGTGCCGCACCCACCGTCCATTTCAACCTGATCAACCAGAGCGGCATGCCTGTCGAGGCCGAGAACAGAGGGCAGAAGTTCGACGGCGAGAAGTACATCATCGATGTCGTGCTGAACGCCATGTCTCGCCCGGGCAGGCTCAGAACAGCAATGCAAGGAGTTAAGTGATGCCTGTTTCATCCATCTTCCCACCAGAGGGGGTCCGAGAGGACTCCCGCTTCTTCAAGAAGAGCCTTAAGGACAATACCGTCGAGAACAAGACTGAGGGCGGGTACGCCTACACTCGCCCCCGAAGCGCCAGACCTCCAAGAAGGGTGTTCAAAACGGGCTTCTCCAACCTCGACCCTGCCCAGGAGAACTCCTTGATGCGCTTCCTCTCCGAAGTCGGCCGGCACACGATTTTTACCTATCGGGTCCCGACATCGGGCGAAATGGTTTCAGTCAGGCTGACCGGATCCCTCCCCTCATCGAATTACGTTGGCGTTGGCGGAACACATCGTTACGACATTACTGACGTGGAAATGACAGAGGTGTAAAATCAGTCAATATTTACTTATGGGGGCGCAATGAACAACCTGAGTATCGCAAGTGTCCTTGAGAAGAACCGGATCAGCTCTGAAAACGCCATGACGATGGCTCTGGACATCGAGCTGGTCGATCCGGTGTCTGGAAACTACGTGATGACGCTTCGAATCGCCAACTACGACACCGATTTGACCATCGACGGCAATCTTTACACCAAGATCGGGTTCGACCTGTCCCTGCAGGACGACACGAATGAGCTCCAGAACGTCAACCTGACCATCCAGGATCAGGTCGGCCTGATCCGCCCCTATCTGCAGACTTACAGAGGGGCGGTTGGCAGTCGAGTCACCATGATGATCGTCACCGTTGACCCGACAGATAAAACAACCCTGATCGACTTCTCTGAGATGTTCGAGATCGTCAGCAGTTCGTCCCCTGACTACGCCGTCAGCATCGAGCTGGGTGCAGAGAACCCCCTGATGAGGATGTTTCCTGGAAGAACGCAGATGCGCGACAGATGCAGCTTCCGGTACAAGTCCGCCTGTTGCGGGTATACCGGAGCACTTCCATCTTGCGACCTGACGCTTACTGGCGATAACGGGTGCCGAGCTCATCAGAACGAAAGCCGATTCGGCGGGGCTCCTTCTATCACGGTCGCGGTGCTGTCGTGATCTCTTGTGGAGACCTGATCGGCGTCCCCTTCAGGTATGGCGGCCGAGACCCTGGAGAGGCCCTCGACTGCTATGGATTGTTGATGGAGCTCTATCGCCGCGCTTACCAGATAGAGCTCCCCGATTACACCTCTCCGACAAGCGCGGCCGAGATCTCCGCGCTTATGCGTGGCCAACTTCATCTCTGGCAACCGGTAGACGATGTCGAGCCGGGGGTCGTTTTGTTTATGCGCCTTGGGCGCTTTACTCACGTCGCCATGTACCTCGGCGACGATGAGTTTATTCATACCAGCGAAATTACGGGTGGGGTCTGCAGAGAGCGCCTTTCGAATTGGATCAATCGCATCGAGGGGCTGTATCGCTATGCCGCACAATACTCCACAGACCATTCGGTTTGTGATCATCAGGAACCCGCTCGTCCCTGATGTAAAACACATTGAAGAGCGAGTGCTGAGCCCCGGCAAGCCGCTTTCCGAATACATCGGAGAGCTGTCCGGGGTTTACGCATTTTCCGTGAACGGGCGAGTCGTTCCCCAGAGCGACCTATGCCTCGAAATCCCCCAAGCCGGTGATGTCATCGCTATCGCCCCCGTTCCGATGGGTGGTGGGGGCGGTGGCGGCAAGAGCATCGTGCGACTGGTCGCCGTTGTTGCGCTTACCTATTTCACCATGGGCACTGGCGCCTATACGCTCGGCGGACTGACAGGTCTTACCGCTGGTTCGGCTGGTATGGTGGCAGCGAGTGCGGCCGTAATGATCGGCGGCACCATGATGATCAACGCGCTGCTTCCGTACTCGAAAATGAATGCGCGTGGCGCACGAGACAGCGGTAGCGACTCTCGGACATACGGCGTCGATGGCGCCAAAAACACATCGGAAGAGGGACTCCCAATTCCGGTCGTGTACGGCCGGCACCGTCAGGCCGGTAACATCATTGGCAATTACACAACGCTGTCTGGCCAGACCCAG